ACACGTACAAGGACATCAAAAAGGTCCGCGCTGACCTGAACAAGGAGTACGCGGAGCTGGAAACCAAGCGGAAGGAAGTCAAGACGGCGGTCCTCGCGCCCTACGAGCGCTTCGAGAAGGTCTACAAGGAATGTGCCGGGGATCTGTACGTCGACGCCGACCGGAAACTGAAGGCCAAGATCGCGGAAGTTGAGGAAGGCCTGCGGCAGCAGAAGATCACCGCGGTCTGCGACTACTTCGTCGAGTATCGCGAGAGCCTGGGCCTGTCTGCAGATCTCGTGAAGTATGACGACATGGGCATCAAGGTGGGCCTGTCCGACAGCCTGACCGGATTGAAAAAGAAGGTTAAGGACTTCCTGGACCACATCTCTGATGATCTGAAGGCGATCGAGAGCCATGAGGACAAGGACGAGATCATGACCGAGTATCGCAGAGGATTTAATCTCGCGAACGCGCTGTCTACCGTCGCAGCCCGCCACAAGGCGATCGAGGATGCGAAGCGGCTCCGGGAGGAAGCGGAAGCCAGGCGGAAGGCTCAGGAAGAACAGCAAAAAGAATTGGCGGCCATAATCGCCGCCCAGGCTGAGCAGGAAGCCCCTCCCGCTGCCCCTGCGGTCGTGGAAGTCGCTCAGGTCATCCCCGAACCGGATGCCGTTCCTGCGGCTCCTGAGGCCGTCAAAATGTATTCGGCCACCTTCAAGGTGACCGGCACTCTGGACCAGCTGAAGGCCCTGAAGAAATTCCTGGAAGAAGGAGGATACACCTATGAGTGCTAATGCGGTCGTTGCTCAGAAGCAGAAATTCTCCGTCGCGATCACGACGGACGCCTACAAAAGGCTGATCTCCAATACACTGCAGGATCCGGCCCGCGCGCAGCGCTTTGTGGCCTCGATCACTTCCGCGGTCGCCGTCAACCCGGCGCTGCAGGAATGCACCCCGCCGACGATCATTGCCGGCGCTCTCCTGGGTGAAAGCCTGAACCTCTCCCCTTCCCCGCAGCTCGGGCAGTACTACCTGGTGCCCTTTGAGTGCCGGCTGAAGGACCGGGAAGGCAAGGTCCTCTGGCAGAAGAATCCGGACGGCTCCATTGCGAAGGACAAGAACGGACGGCAGATTGCCGTCACCGAAAAGCGGGCCCAGTTCGTGCTCGGGTACAAAGGATACATCCAGCTTGCAATCCGGTCCGGGCAGTATTCCGACATCGACGTCATGGACATCCGGGAAGGCGAATACCTGGGCAAGGATCCGCAAACCGGAAAACCGCGGTTCCATTTCATCGAGGACGACGAAGAGCGCGAAAAGCTCGCCGTCATTGGGTACATGGCCTATTTCGAGTATCTGAACGGATTCCGGAAGGTCCTGTACTGGTCCAAGGAAAAGATGCTGGCCCACGCCGACAAGTATTCCCCCGCCTTCTCTGCGGAAGCATACAGGCGGATCCAGGCCGGCCAGATCGCGGACCAGGATATGTGGAAGTATTCCTCGTTCTGGTACAAGAACTTCGACGACATGGCGAAAAAGACGCTGCTGCGGCAGCTGATCTCCCGCTGGGGCATCATGTCGATCGAGATGCAGAAAGGCTACGTGGGCGACTCCAATTTCATCCAGGTTGAAAATGGTGAGTTCGTCAACGTTCCGGGCGAAGAGGTGGACGGGCAGCAGTCCATGCCCGCACAGGAGGAACCACCTTCTTCTCCTGCACCGGCGGAAGCGGTTAATCTCGCGGACCTGTGATTGAATACCAGGTCCTCTCCACCGGTTCCGCCGGCAATGCCGTTGTCGTCAACAGGGCTGTGCTGATCGACTGCGGCGTCCCGTACAAGGCAGTCGAGCCCTTCATTAAGGATCTCCGGCTGGTCCTGCTGACGCACATCCACGGCGATCATTTCAAGGTTTCTACGATCCGGAAGATCGCTCAGGAGCGTCCCCTGGTACGCTTTGGCGCCCCAGAGTGGCTGGTTAAGCCACTCATGGACGCCGGCGTCAGTCTGACGCAAATTCTCCTGCTGAAGCCGGGATTCCGGTATGACCTCACGCTCTGCAGCATTATTCCCTTTCCGCTGGTCCATGACGTGCCGAACTGCGGATACAAGGTTCATTTCCCAGGCGGGAAGATGATCTACGCCACAGACACGGCAAACATGAACGGCGTCTCCGCTCCGTACTATGACCTGTACATGATCGAAGCGAACTACGGAGACGAGGAGATCCTGAAGCGGATCAACGACAAGAAAGCTACCGGGCAGTACGCCTACGAGTACAGAGTGCTCAGGACGCACCTGAGCCAGGGCCAGTGTAACGACTGGGTTTATCAAAACGCCGGACCAGCCAGCGAGATCCTGTATCTCCACGGCCACAGGGAGGACGAGACGGATGAAAAACCTGATGATCGGAGAGCTGAAGGGGTTATCTAAAGACTTCGATGGCCGACAGATCATCTCTGTTGCTGTCCAGGCGGACTTCCGGGAGGCCTATGACGACCTGAAGGGCGGGAAAGTCACCGTCGAGATCAAGAAATACCGGAACGGCCGCAGCCTCGACGCGAACGCCTTCGCCTGGGTGCTGATCAATCAGATCGCCGCCAAGCTTCAGGAGAAGGAACCGAAGCACGGCTGGACTCCTGAAGAAGTATACAGGACCGCGATCCGGGACGTTGCGGACGCATGCTCCGTTCATTGCATCCCAAACAATCAGGTTCAGCAGTTCGTGGAGGACTGGAAAAGCCTCGGGATAGGGTTCCAGGTGGAGACATTCCCCAGCCAAATCGAAGGCTGCACTAACGGGAAATTCTGGAAAGGGTCTCACCTGTACAACACGCAGCAGATGAGCACACTGATCAGTATTCTCATTCAGGAGGCAGAGCAGCAGGGTATTCCGACGATCCCTGACAAGGAAGTCAAAGAAAAACTCAAGGGATGGCAAAAGGCTTATGACAAAAAGCATCCTGCAGAGTGAGAAAAGCTGCTATCTCTGCCCGAGGACCTATGGCCTTGAAAGGCATCACATTCTGGCCGGAACGGCTAATCGAAAGTTATCCGAGAAATACGGTTTGTGGGTCTGGCTCTGCCACGACTGCCACACCGGGAAGCGAGGTGCCCAGTATGAAAAAGATCTGAATAAGCTGCTGAAGCAGCAGGCCCAGAGGGCCTTCGAGTCCATCTATAGTCACAAGCTATGGATGGACACTTTCCGTAAAAACTACCTTGAGGAGAGAAAGCCATGAAAGAATTGAAAGGGTGCCCGTTCTGCGGAAGCAGCAGGACGGCCGTCCATTTTAACGACAGCAGGAGCGGCAAGCGCTTCTATTACGTCTCCTGTGAAGTCTGTGGATCCAGGACCAGAGGCGAGGCCGTGAACGTCAATGACAACCTCGACCAGGAAAGAATCGACATCGCAAAAGACCGGTCGATTGCTGCCTGGAATCAAAGGACGGTGAGTGCAGATGCCTGACAGGATTATCAAAGATTCGATCAAGCGCAGCAAGACGATCTCCGACCTGACCTGGTTTGAGGAAGTCTGCTTCTACCGCCTGATCGTCACCGCGGACGACTACGGCAGATTCTACCGGGATCCGCAGCTTCTCAAGAATGAGCTTTTTCCCAGAGTCTCCGAGGAGAATCTTCCGATCGAAGACATCGAAAACGCCTTCAAGAAGCTGGAAAAGGTCCGGCTGATCACGAGCTACCGGGTGAAGGACGAGACTTACCTGCAGGTTGTCACCTGGAAAGATCACCAGCGGACGCGGGCAAAAAAGAGCAAATATCCGGATAAAGACGGCAAGATTACGACACGTGTCAGCAATTTGCCGACATCTGACGACAAATGTCAGCAGAATGCGGACAACGGACAACAAATGTGTCCGAATGCGAAAGCGAAAGCGAATGCGAATACGAAGGCGAAGACGAAAGAAGATGACCGCCGGGATGGTCTCGAACTGACCGAGGATGATGTGCAGCAGATCCAGAGCGATCATTCCGAGATTCTGGAAAAGATGGAGTATGTCGGCTTCGAGATGACGCAGGCCACCATGGACCGGGTAATCGACTTCTATGCCCAGCACGGAAAGGAAGCGGTCCTGGCCGCTCTGGATGAGTGTACCGGGGTGAATGGAAATAAGCTCCGCTACCTGACCAAAGTCCTTGCCAACATGGGAACACCGAAACCGGAGGAAGGAAAAGCCTACATGTCCGACGAGGAAGAACAGTCAATCTCTTCCCGCCTGGTATTCGGAGACGAGGAGGATCTGTGAAATGCTGCAGCACTACGAAGCAGAGCAGACAATCATAGGCCTCGCTCTGCAGGACGAAGCCTGCGCGGATAGCGTTGCTGCCCTTCCGGAAGACACATTCACCACCCCGGAAACAAAAGCCCTGCAAAAAGCTATTAAAAGCTGCCTGAAGGATCACGAGATTGCAAACATTGTTTCCGTTGGAAGTCGCCTCACTTCAAATGTCGTCAGCGTCGTCGAGTGCGGGAATGCTTGTATCCAGATGGCTATTTCAACAGCCATGTATGGGCAGATCGAAACAGAGCTTCTGGATCTCAGGCGACGGCGGGCCCTGCGGAAAATCTGCGCAGATGTTGTGAACAAGATTGCAGATCCATCCGAAGACGTGGATACCTTCGCCAACGAGATCACAAAGGTTGCGAATGACACCGGCCCACAACGGGAAACAATGAACATGAACCGGATGGTTATGGAGTTCATCGAAGATCTGGACAAAAAGTCCGAAATGATCATGACGGGCGTTGCGGGACTGGACCGAATCACCGGAGGGCTGCAAAACGGGATGCTGGCGATCCTGGGTGCGCGGCCGAAGGTAGGCAAGACGGCACTGGGATTATCAATCGCGCTGCACGTCGCCCAGAAGACCGGGCCGGTGCTGATCATCTCTCTCGAGATGAAGCCGAAGGAAATGATGCAGCGGATAATCTCCGCGGAGTCGGACGTTAATCTGCACCGGATCGTGACGAAGAATTTCCGCCAGGAAGACTACGAACGCATGGCAAGGGTTTACGGTCCGCTATCCGTCGTTCCGGTCGAGGTGGAGCAGCTGCCGACGCCGCTGCAGATCCGGAGGAAGGCGTCGGCCATGCAGCGCAACGGCGGTCTCGCCATGATTATGGTCGACTACATCCAGCTCATGCGGGCGGACGAACCGAAGAAAAGCCGGTACGAGGAAGTCTCTTCCATTTCCCGAGAGCTCAAATTGATGGCAATGGACCTGGACATTCCGATCCTGGCTCTGACCCAGTTCAACCGGGAAAGCGAGCAGGGCGGCGTCCGGAGAAAGCCGAGCATGGCGGAAGCGAGGGACTCAGGAAGTATCGAGCAGGACGCAAACATCTTCCTGATTCAGTATCCGCCGAACGAACCGAAGCTGGGCAGCGAGATCCGGGACTACTGGGAATGCTGCCAGGCGATGGGCACCGAGTTTCAGCTGCTCGAGATCGCAGCTAACCGGCAGGGACCGACGGGCATTGTGCCGCTGAACTTCGATAAGAGCCACATGAAATTCACGACGCTCGAAAGGATGGAGAGTTCATGATCTGCAAGAACTGCGGCAACTGCCGGAACGGGAAGAAGCACGGAAGGACAATGGTCTACTGCACCTTCTTCGGAATCGACATCAGCGCCTCCTATAACCGGTGCCGTCACCACAAGGGCGCTTTGATCGTGGAGGTAGAACATGCTCAGGATGACAATGAGCCAGCTGCAAAAGGTGTTCGGCAAAGACAAGTGTCATGAGCTGGGCGTCAAGAAAGAACCGAAGTACAGAAACCAGAAATGCAGCTGGGGCGGAAAGAACTTCGACTCAGAGCATGAGCGGGACCGGTACATGATCCTCTTGGACGACCAGCGACAGGGAAAGATCTCCCAGCTCCGGACGCAGGTCCGGTTCGAGCTGATCCCGGCAAAGCGGGCCAATGGAAAAGTGGTCGAGCGGGCCTGCTGGTATGTGGCCGACTTCGTGTACATGAAAGGAGAAGAGATGATCGTCGAGGACGCCAAGAGTGAGATCACCAGAAAGAATCCGACGTACATCATCAAAAGAAAACTGATGCTCGAAAAGTACGGCATCAGGATCCAGGAAGTTTGAAAGGAGAGAGAAGCATGAACCAACTGACCATCATCGGAAACCTGACGAGGGATCCGGAATTGAGGACCACGACGGCAGGCGTTAGTGTCTGCTCATTCAGTGTCGCGGTGAACCGGCCAAAGAGAGAAGGCCAGAACCAGGAAACCGACTACTTCAATGTGTCTGCCTGGCGCGAGCGCGGCGAGATCTGCGCGAAATATCTTTCGAAAGGGAGGAAGGTCTGTGTTGTTGGTCCTGTTTCTGTGCGGACTTTTACTCGGAATGACGGTACGACGGGCGCCAGCATGGAAATCACGGCGGAAAAGGTTGAGTTCCTGTCGTCCA